TTAAAGATATTGAACTTCCTGGAGCTTTTTGGGGTAAGGCTACAATGGAAGATGCTATTCCACTTCAGAAAACTTGGAACAAAACAGTTTCGGATATAGAAGAGTTTAATCGAACTCTTGGAAAAGGTAAAATGCTCAGCCCAATTGGAGCTAAGTTAAGTGTTGAGCCAGACAATGTTCATGGAGAAATTATTCATTATAAACCTGTGATGGGGTATAAACCAGAAATTTTATCTCTTAAAGGTTTGCCACAGACTTATGGAATTATTCTTGATCTAACTAGCAGTTCTCTTGATGATTTGTTTTCCCAACATGAAGTTACCAGAGGAACTAATAGATCGGATTTGAGAAGTGGTGAAATGGTTTCTTTGTTACGAGAGCAAGATGCTCATGGTCAGATTCCTACCCATGCTATTTATGAAGAGGGTATGGCTAATGTTATGAGTAGGGTTTTGAAAAGAGTTCAAAAAGGATATATGGCTGAACGAATGCTTCAGATCTCGGGAAAAGATGACGAGTACGATGTGTTTGTTTTTAAAGGAGCAAATTTAAGAAACAATACTGATGTGAGGGTTAAAGCACAGAGTTCTATTCCAGACTCAAGAGTAGCTCGTGAAGCTCTTATCATGGATAAATTTAGCAAGGGACTTTATGGTGACCCAGCTGATCCTGAAGTCAGAAGACATGTTATGAATATGCTTGACGACGCAGTTGTTAAGGATGTTTATGATGAAACGCTTAAAGATGAAAAAGTAGCTCGTTGGGAAAATCGCTTGCTGATGAAAATGGAACTTAACGTTAATACTTACGATAACCACATAGTTCATTTAAAAGAGTTAAATCTTTTTAGAAAGAGTATGGATTATCAGAGACTTAAACTTAATGATATTAAGATGTTTGTGGAGATTGAAGGAAGGTTTATGAAACATGAACTCTTGCATAGAAAGTTTATCGAAGAAATGATGGCAGCTCAAGAAAGGAGGATGGCAAATGAAAGGGGAGGTAAAACGGTTCGTTGAGGAATGGAATGATTTTATTATAACGCTTATTTTGTTACGGGAAAATGGGAATGGACTTAAAAAGATTCGAGAAGAAAGTCGAATTAAACTGGATGAGTTTCCAGAAGAAGCTCAGAAAGCTTTGGCAAGAGTTAATTTTCGCTCAAACTTTGTGATTGGAATTGTACTCTTTATTGAGTATATTAAGAAATTTTCAAGTTTTGAAGATTGTCTTATAAAAATTGAAAAGAAAGAGAAGGAGGTAGATGATGGCTGAAGAAGATAACGAAAATAAAGGAATAGTAATTTCAACTCCAGAGGGGGATAAAACTTTTGGAGCTGATGATGTTAAAAATCTTTTTGATCAGAATTCAGATCTGACAAAGAAAACTGAAGATTTGGCTAATGTTTCTAAAGCAATCGAACGCTACGGAACAGATCCGGATACTTATTTGAGTAATGCTGAAGCTGCTTTTGGCGTTATGACTGAGCTGATTGGAAAGGGTGTGATTGACGATAAAGGAAATGTCATTAAAGGGAAGACAGCAGGAGATGGATCTGGAAGTGGGGACAATAGTGGTGGGGATTTTAGTCAAGGTTCTAATCAGGATGATATCTTCAAAGGGGATAAGGTTTCCAAGATTGTAGCAAAAGTTGTTGAAACAAAACTTGGTGGTCTTGTGAAACAAGTTGAAGAGTTAACTTCTGGTCAAGCTGGACTTTTCCGTACTCAATTGAAAACCACGATTCAAGGTAAATTTCCTTCTTTTTCTAATGAAGATGTTTCCAGACTCTTTGGGATTGCGTCAGCTAATCCGGGAAAAGATTTATGGACTCATGCTGAAGAGATGGCAGAGAAAAAAAAGACTGGTGAACAAAGTTCACGAGAGAAATATGCTAAAGAATTTGGTGTAAATCTTGAGTCTTTTGACGAAAATCAATTAAGAGAGCAAAATGCTGATGGGGGATCAGTAGCATTATTTCCTGGGAAAGACTTTAAATTTAGTAAGCGAGCCAGAAGGCTTGGTGCTAAAGATTCAGTTTCTCCTAAGGAAGCTATGATTGCTCACATGAAAGCTCAAAAACAAGCCTAAAACAAAGGGCTAAAAAGGAGAAAGAAAGATGGGTTATAGTGGTTCAACTGGTGGTATTCTTTCTAATTATGATGAAGTCTTAAAGACTTTTTATCTTCCAGCAATTCGTGATCAGATCAATAATGATAACATTTTATCTGATTTGATTGATACCAACGAGACTGATATTGATGGAAAGGATGCCAAGATCGAGTGTCATTACGGTAGAAATACTGGAATGGGTGCTCGTGCTGATGGTGGAGCTTTACCAGATGCTGCACATCAGAAATTTAAAATGGCTACGGTTCCGATGAGATACAACTATGGTCGGGTAGTTTTTTCTGGACCTACTATTGCGGCAACTCGAAGTGAGAAAGGTGCTTATGCTCGAGTGGTAGATACGGAAATTTCTGGTATTGTTGACGATGTTCAAAAGGAAGTCAATCGTCAGCTTTGGGGATGTGGTTATGGAGTTTTGGCAAGATGGTTAACTGGAGCAGGTGCTTCGGTAACTGTTCAAAAACAGTATCGTGGTAATGCTGTGGGTGGAGATGGATTTGGCTCGACTTTTGGCCAAAGATATCTTGAAGAAATATCATCTGGAGTTTGGAATATTCCAGATTCTGCCTCGTCTACAATTGCGGCAATGACTGTAGGTACAACTGATATTGCTCCACATACTTTTGTTGAGGGAACAATTTCAGATGCTTTTACAGCTACCGACACAAGTACTCCGATTGGTGGAACTTACATTGTTCGACTTGGTTCTTCAAGAACAACTTCAAGTGCAACGGCAGCAGCTTATGCCAGACTTGAGATGATGGGGATTAGAGGAATTGTTACGGATACAGATCTTGATGAAATTGCAGTTTTTAATGCAAGTGCAGCAGGATTTGCTACTCCAAATGATCCTTTTCAGGGGTTGTCTGTTTCTGCTAACGCTTGGTGGAAAGCAAATGTTGACGCTCATGCCTCAGGAAGATATGCAGGGCAAAGAGCTCTTAACTTGACTCTGATGCAGAAGATGTTTGACAAGGTAGAAAAGAAAGCTGGCAAGGAATATGGCCCAGATCTGATTTTAACTGCTGCTCCAATTCGTCGGGAATATATTGAGTTGATGCAGTCAACCAAAACTATTGTTAACGATATGAAGATTGAGGGTGGTTGGAAAGGAATCTCATATAATGGTGTTATGTTCTACGTTGATAATGTCGATGCTATCGATGGTGAAATGTACTTCCTTACCACTAAGGATCTTCAGATCTATCGAATGAGTGACTATGACTGGATGTCTAAAGACGGAGCGGTACTGAGCCGGATTACTGGTTATGATGCTTATGAAGCTGTTCTTTTTCGATATGCCGAATTTGGTTGTAATCGCAGAAACTCACAGGGAGTTATTGCAGATCTTAGCTATGACGATTAATCAATTCGAGTATCTGTTCGTTTAACGAATAGATACTCGAAATAAAAACAGTATCCGCTGGAAGCGGGGAAAACTATAAGGATGGTAAGAATGATTAAAGATAGAAATATTGCTGCAAATGCAGGAATTCAATTGAGTAAGATTCTTGGACCAGGCCAAGTGGGAGAAACTTTTTGGCTGGCAGGAGTTGATACGAAAGAGTATGAGATTTTACAGAACAGGGTTGATTCAGATAAATTGTTTGTCGACTCAACTAAAGCAATAAATGCTATGGATGCAAACCAAGGTGATGTTCTTTATGTGGCTCCGAATTATACAGAAACTATTGCTGGAGCTGCTGGATTGAATGTCAACAAGGCAGGAATTGAAATTATTTGTCTTGGTGAAGGAGCTGTCCGACCTACATTTACTTTTTCAGCAACAGCTTCAACGATTACATTTACAGCTGCTTCGGTTACAATGAAGAACTTTATTGTTGTGCCTTCAATTGATAGTGTAGTTAGTCCACTGGTGGTGAGTGCTCCAGATTATACTTTGGATTATGAAGTTCAAGATGCAAGTGATACTGTTGAGTGTGTTAACTCATTATTAACTACGGCTGCTGCAGATAGACTTAACGTAAATTGCAAATATGTAGGTAAGATTGGTGGTAATGCCTGCGTTAACTCAATTCTTTTAGTCGGTGTTGACACTGCAAGAATTAATGTTGACTTTTATGGAGTAGCTTCAACAGCGATTGTAGAGTTTCATACTACAGCTTGTCATAACGTAGTTATAACTGGTTCATTCTATAATGATGGAACATCTTTGACTATGAATGTTATTGACACAGTTGGTGGTTCTACTTGGTCTGCCAAGGGTTGGGATGGAAACTCGAATGCGAACTTTACCGGTGGTGATAATGCAACTATAGCGAGTGATGATGTTTCAGCTGTTGCTTCAGCAATTACGTCTGGTGTACCTCAAACAGTAACTAAGTCAACAGGAGATTTGACAGCTTCTGGAACGTCAGTAGCTTTGTTTACTGTTACTGGAGATGTTCTTGTTAAGGTTGGAGCGAGTGTTGACGTAGCTGTCACTTCAACAAGTGGTACTTCTACCGCTGAAGTAGGCGTAGCAGGCAACACAGCCTGTCTTTGTATTCAGGATGTCATTGACAATACTGCTTTTGCTGTTGGTGATTCTTGGTCATTGATAACAGCAGCAGATACTAATGGTGCTCAAATGGCCGACGAATGGATACTGATTGGTAATGGCGTAGATATTGCTATGGCTGTTTCAGTTGATGACATTACTGCAGGGGATATGGATTTTTATTGTCAGTTTATTCCATTAAGTTCTGACGGTGCAGTTGTAGCAGCTTAAAATAATTTAATTTTTCAGGGTGAAAGGGAGATCTTAACTGGTCTCCCTTTCAGGGGGGTAGAAATGGAAGAACAAAAGGAAATGTGCTTATACGATCAACTGGTGTCAGGAAATATTCTTGGGCCAGTGGTAAATCATTTAAAGAGTGGAAGATTTTTGCTTCATGCGAATGGAAAAATTACAGAGAGTTCGAGGTTGGCTTTTGAACGTCCTTGGTTAACGGCAGTGGTGGATGAAGAAAGAAATTGCTCAAAATGGCTCGAAATTTACTTTAAGATTTATCAGATTATTCCTAAGGGGTGTAGGAATTGTTGGAAGATTGCTTTTCATCCTGAGACATTAGAGGATGCTTTTAAAGTTTTAAAGCTTCAAGAAGAGATGGGGATTAATTCAAAAACTGGACTTGAAAGAAGGGGTAGGACAGGACGTAAAGGGGGATACTCGAGTTTTTGGTATGCTAAACTTGGGGATGGACTTGATAAGGCAAGAGAATTGTTTCGAGAAGTTGAAGAAAAGCTTTATCAAACAGTAGGATATACCGATGGTTTGATTCTAAAACGTGGTTGTACTGAGATGGAACAATTCTCAAGTAGGATTTTTGGTGATTCAACTCGATGGGATTCCAGAGCCGAAGCTTTTGATTTAACAGAAAAACTTTTGGATACTGTGTTTGACATTCCAGAACTTTATTTAGGAGATATGCCTCAAATTGTAACTAATTATATCAAATTGAGCTGGATTGAATGGTCCTTTGAGCATGGAGATGAAACTTATTTAAAATATACTGACGGTCAGCCATTGGTTGCTCCACTTTTCGACTATATGAAAGTGAAAAATCTAGAACTTAAAGTTCCTTTGACCTGGGGAGGTGAAGATGTGCTCAATAGAAAGCTCGCAATCGATTCCATTATTTAAGGATTATCGAACTCAAAGCTTTTCAGCTATGACTCCTGATAAGGGATTTACCAAACAGCTTAAAAAGCTTCACAAAGAATTTGAAGTTGTTTGGGATTGGAGTAGCAACAAGTGGGAAATCTGGCAGATGCCAAAAGATCGAAAGGCTACTCATATTTTAACTGTTCAAACCAAAGGCAAATCCTACCGAGAGTTGGGAGCAGATATTCTTTTGAGTCTTCAAAAAACGCTTAGTTGGCAACATCTGAGCGCTAAACAAATCTGTGACTATCTGGATGAAATGGATAATCAGGAGCGAAGACGAAAGGCTAAAGATTTTAAAAATAAAATTGAAGCAATAACCAATGAGACTTTTGATTTTTCCAGAGGAGTTATTAAGATTCAAGTTCCACGGAAATTTAGCTTAGGGAGGATTGTGAATAATGAAGAAAGTAGATAGATTTAGTCTTAGTAAAGAACAAGTCAGTCACTTGAAAGAAGTCGAAAAAGTTAATGCTACCAAAGCTTTGCTGGCTAAGGGTGCTCTTCAAGAGTGGTTTAAGAGAGGAAATGCACTTAAAAGAATATTTGATCAACTTGACGAAAGACAAAAAATGTTGAATGCAGTTGCTCCCAGTGAAGAGATTAATGAACTTCCTGGACAAGAGACTGTTGATGAAGGAAGAGAACTTTTCGGTGGGAGGGAAGACGGAGCCGGAATGGGAGCTGGAGCCGGAGCTGGAATGGGAGCACCAAATCGAGAATTGGTTCGTTAAACGAATGGATACTAAAAACATTTAGAGGAGGTAGTGAAATGGCTGATAAATTAATTGCGTCTGAAGCTTTATTTGGTTTTTGTGGTTGGCTTACTACACGAAAAGAAAAGATAATTATGTCGTCTTCAGCTGACGCAAGTCCAATAGTAGAGCTTATTGCAGAATTTTGTGATGAAAATAAATTAGAAAATCCGAGAGAAGGGTGGGAATTGAATCTTATACATCCATCAGGAAGGTGTAGTGGGAGAGCTTTATGAATTCATTTGAAATTTTTAAAGAGATTCGAGAGGGGATAGGAGAAGAAACTGCTGCTCATTGGACTGATCGAGCAATCCTGAGAAAGATGAGTCAAGCTCAGAAAAAGCTTTGGCAGGATTTAGCCAAGACTTCTGGAGATTGGTTTCTTAAATCAGCTGATATCACTCCTGTAGCTTCGATAGTTACTTTTCCAAGTGATGTTGGAAGAGCAATTTATATGGAGCATAAAGCTGACGAAGTGGAAATTCCTTTGATTGGTTCGGTTAGAAATCGACGAATGACCAGAGGAAGTGGGACTAATCCTTATGAAGGATTGACGAGTGGTTATTTTGTTAAAGAGGGAATTGAGATTAACGTTGATAGCTTTACTGATGAGGTTACACTGTGGTATCTTGAAAGACTTGTGGATATGAGCTTTGGAACTGCGGGAGCTAATTCTGGAGCAAATGCCTTGCATTTAGATATTTTAAAAGCTCCGAAATATCAGGATGATTACTATAATGGATTGGGAGTTGAGATCTGGAATTCAGCTTCTCTTCCCACGATTGAGGATACAATAAGTGATTATACTGCTTCGTCTAATATTGCTGTGATTACAGGAACAGCAGAGAGTGGACAGTTTTATGGAACAATTCCACAGATTCCTGAAGAAGGACATTATCTAATTGTTTTGGAAGTGATAAGTAAATGTTTACTAAAGCCTGGAAGTAATTTGGATATAGAATATCTAAGGGGCAATATGCAGGAGCTTAGGTTGGCTCGAGCTGAATGGCTTGAATGGATTGATATGAGAGGCTCGAAACATTCGTATATAGAGATCGGAGAGGATTAATGGCTACAAGAATATTTAAAGAAAACTTAAACGGTAAATATGATGGAGTAAGTCCAGAAACTCTTTTAGAACCAGGCTCGGTTTCAGGTGGAAAGAACATGAGAAAGGTTGGAATCTCGGGTGGATGGAAACCAAGGAAAGGATGTACACTTCACAATACGACTCAAATTTCAGCTCATTCAATAAAGAGTTTGCACAGATTTAAGCATCCAAGGAATGAAGATTATCACTTTTTGGCTCAAATAAATTCTCTTCTCTATGATGCCACTAATGATCCTCCGGCAAGTGGGACAAGTTTTGGAACCAGTTTGGGAGTAACTGTTGGAACTACTCCGGGATTTTCAGCTAATGTAGCTGAAAAGTTTTGTTATGCTGACGGAAGCGGAATTCCAATAGTTTGGGGAGGAGATAATTCTATTCCTTTGGGATTGATAATCTATGATGCCAGTGAAGCTGCTTATATAGACTACTCAAGAAAGGCAAGAGATAAAAGAACTGATACGAAAGCTATAATTTTGGGAGCAGCAACAGATAAGATTTACTTATTGACCCATGAGTCTTGTGAAGGATTTGTCGTTGATTTGGGCTCTGCGGTTAATTCTAATGCAGTTACTCTAACGGTTAAAGCTTGGAGAAGTGGAGCTTGGACTTCGGTTTCGGATTTGACTGATGGGACTGATTCACCAGTGGGAACAACCTTGGCTCAGGATGGTACAGTTACTTGGACAAGATCGACAAGTGATAAGATGAGACTTGTTAGCGGAGTTATGGGCTATGCTTATGAGATTGGTTGGAGTGGAGCAATGAGTGGCTCGGTAGATCTTTTGGAGATAACGACTAAAGAAGATGCTTCAGCTATGACCAATAAGTGGAATGGAGCTTATGATTGGCCGGCTGGAGCAAGATTTTATGATCAATCAGTTGATGGGTATACAGAAATTTTCGGAAAAGTTTCTAATGAATCAACCTCACAGTATGCGAAGTTAAGTTCTATGTCCACAAATGATTATCTTTATATTAAAACTTTTGAACCAGCAACTGCTTTTGGTTTAGCAATGGTTCCAGAATATGGAAATACAGGAATTGGAGGAGCTAAAGCCAAAGGAAAGATTACTTTGACCGGAGTTCCAGTAGCTGACGAAACTTTTGTGATTGATAGTCAAACTTTTACTTGGAAAGCTTCCCGTACCGGAACTGGCGAAGTAGCAATTGGAAGTTGGAAGGGAGAGTGTGGAATTAATCTTATTAATGCTGTTTTGGCTGATCTTACTACTGTGAAACCTATACTATACGGTTCTGAAACAACTTATATTGAAGCAGCAAATTATGGTACTGCAGGAAATAGTATTGTTTTCACAGAAGCCTCAACCAATATGGCTATGGATGGTAGTGGAACTTTGGGAGGAACTACTACTGGAGCTGAACTTATTGTTGGAGAAATTGATCAATTGGAATACTGGGATGGAGATTCTTGGGTAGCGGTAACGACTAATCTTATTGATACCACAAAAGGAGGAGGGTTAGGAAGTTTTGGGCAAACAGGTATATTTTCGTTTGATGCAGAAAACTTTTCTCCTCAAAAAAGAACACTCAGCGGAGATGATTCTCCTGGGTACTGGTATCGTCTGAGTATTGATACAGCTTTGTCAAGTGGCGTGAGACTTTATATGATTGCTTATGCCATATATCCAGAAGTACTCCCAACCTATGACGGTGGCGTGGATTTTAAGAATCGATTGCTTCTGTGGGGAGATCCTGAATTTCCAAATCGACTTAGATTTTCGGCTACAACTTTTCCAGATTGTTTTGTAGGAACTGATAGTGGTTATACCGATGCCTTCGGCGATATGAGTAAGATACTTTTTGCCTGTAAATTCTATAACGAACTGATTGTTTTTAAAGAAAACTCAATATATTTATTGGAGGGATATAGCCCAGGTACTTTTGGGATTTTAAAGATCACAGATACTATTGGTTTGGCAAGTCCGAAAACAGTTTGTCTCGTGGAAACAGGTTATGCTGCGATGTCTAAGGAAGATTTGATGACAATAGTATTATGGCAAGCAACAGATGGAATCTATGTCTTCGATGGAAGAAAACCTAAAAAGGTTTCACTGGCTGTGGATAATTATTTTAATCCAGAATCTGGGGATTGTATCGCAGCAACAGATATAACCTCATTGCAAGCTTTTACTGATCAAGCTAATAATGAATACCATCTTCTTTTGCCTACAGTTGAACTAGTTTATAATTATGTTTTAGATGAATGGTATCCTCCTTGGGCAAGATCAGTAGCTTTAACGACTGGATTATCCTTTAAAGGTACTGATAATCGGAATTATGTTTATGGAGCTAATGCTACTGGATATATTTTTAGATTAGAGAATGATACAACAGATAAAACTGTGGGGAATGTTGACGTTGCTATAGATCATTATATTATTTCAAGAGCTATTTCGATTCTAACTGATACAAGAAGTCCTTTGAAATTTACTTTGAGAAGATTATGGGCAGAACTTAAAGCTCGGAGTGCTGGAACAATTGTAACTACACTTTACGCAAATATGGCTACAACAGGAGTTGTTAAAAATATTCCGGAAGCAATGAGTATGGTTAATTCTGGTTATGGATTAGGTGTTCCAGCACTGGATATGAGTGTACAAGATTGTAGTTGTTTTAAAATAAAGTTTTCGTTGAATGTTGCTGATCGAGAGATGGAAATTTGGGGATTCTCTTTTGAGGCTGAGGCAAGAGGATTATTGGATAGATAAATTGTGGGAGATAAGTGTGGGCTATAGTAGTCGGAAACCTTATTATAACTTAAATGATAGTATGGTTACTTTTTTTCGGAAACCTTCGAGATTTCTTAAGGATTCCGCTCGAAAAGAAAGTGTTATGGAGAAACCATATTTTAGTCCAGAGTATGCTCAGATGCATCTTGATCTGAATTCTCCAAAAAGATATTCTTATACTATGCCTGAGTTTCCTGAGTTTCCTCCATTACCGGAATTTCCTGAGAAACCGAAAGGATCTGATCCTTACGATAAACCAGATTTTCCTGATATGCCAGAATTTCCAGAGCCACCAGAATATGATTTTCCTGATATGCCACCATCTCCAGATCCAAGCCCGTTTCCAGATTTTCCAACTATTCCTGGAACTCCAGTATATGATGTAGTCGGTTGGAGTGAATATAAAAGTTTAGGTGGTTGTTCGACTTGGACTTTTGACGGAAAAATAGAATGTGGAGAATCAGCAAAAATTGATTTTAGCACAGATATTATAGGAGGATATAGTACTGGCGAACATTTTAATTGGGAGTTTACTGTTTATACTCAGTCTTCAACAACATTAACTTTTGTAAATAATTCTCTTTTTGGAACTTGGGACCGAGTTCGAGTCACTTTAGAAGTTGCCGATGCGGAGAATGGAGGAGTTAGCGAAACTATTGTAGTTTGTGGTAAAGCAACTTGGATGGGATATGCTGTGATAACATTGTTAGACGTTTGGCAAACTTACCCAGGAGAACCTCCTACACTTTTTGATTCTACTTATAAAACTTATGGTTTTGGTATTTTGCAGACTATGTGTTGTGAAGAAATTGAGATTGAATGCGATACTTGCGAAGAAGATCCTTCAATGGCTTGGGATACTGATACAAGTGCAGAAACTGTGGCTCGAAATGCAAGTGTAACAGTAGCAGTAATAGGAATTAATACATCTTTTACTTGGTCAGTAAGCGGAACAGGATTTACTCTTGATAACGAAACAACTACAGGATTAACAAATACACTTAATGCTGATGATACTGCTTGCGGGAGCGCAACAATAACTGTTACTGGGTGTGATGATACTTCAGTTACTGGTTATGTAAGATGTACGACAGGAGCATGGGGAGATTGGGTTGTTCTTTGTGACGCAGGAGTTGGTTGTTTCCCAAACAAAGTTTGTGACGTTATAGAAGGTAATCGCAATAACTACTCGTGTTGGGACTGTGTTCCGGTAGATCAGAACTGTGGTTGTGACGGTTTACAGACTTGTGAACCTCCAGTTTACGGTTCCGGTTGTGACTATACTTGTCTTTGTAGTTGTGGCCCACCTTCAGGAAAAGTTGGGATTGGTGTAGCAAAATATAGACTTTGGGGGTGTTAACGATGATAGACACAGAAGATTTTGAAAAGAATATGGCTGTTTTTAATTTTGCTCAACATCAGGATTTTTTAACATACTTTAATTTATTACAAAAATTTAACTGGACATTTAATGATGTTAAAAAGTATATACAAACTAAAAATAAAAATTCTAAGAGACAAGTTAAGAATATTCTTAGTTGTCCTAACTGTCAAACACCGATGATTTTATATCCAGTAAATACAACTCCAGCGACTCAAACAGGAGACAACTCCAAGAGTGTTTGGACATGTCCTAAATGTAATGAAGATCGGTATAGTACTAAATCTATTCAAGACTGGGTAAAAGAATTAAAAGTAAGTAATCGTCCGTTTAACGAACGAAACGAGAAAGGGGGATAAGATGGCTCGTGGAGATTTTACAAGTATGGCGCCGAGTGAAGCATACTATCGAGGACCTGGTGGTCGAACTGATCCAATGAGAGCAGAAGCTATGGGAAAAGCTTCTTACTTAAGTCAGATGGATCAGTTCTATGCCCAACTCGAAGAGCAAGAAAGAGAGTTTGATATTCAAGTTGGACTTAGCCAACAAGATATTGATATCAGGAAAGCTGGACAAGAAGCAGAAGCGGCTTACCGGAAAGAAGCCTTGGAATGGGAAGAAGCTTATGGAACTCGGGGATTGGATATTCGAGAAGCAGAAGCTGCTTGGGAACAAGAATTTAGAGAAGAACAACTTGGATGGGAGAAAGAATATAAAGGAGAAGCTCTTGCCTGGGAAAAAGATTACGGAACTCTAGTGCTTGATATTCAAGAAGCAGAAACAGAATGGGAAAAAGAGTATAGAGAAGAAGCTCTTGAATGGGAAAAAGAATATGGAACTCGAGGATTAGA